TGGTGATCGCGCGGGGCCGATCATCTTGCGCGATCAAACCCGCTATTGTATTATAAACGCCACTTTATGACAAACGCTGCACAATACGTCATGCTGAATTTTGGGCATCACACATTGCGTTGGCATCTCGCTCAGATCCGCGCAAATCGCACAACCTGCGATCTGGTTGCCGCGCATTACGCACCGGATGATGACAACCCCGCTAGACGCACGATTGCGAAGGGTTTGGCTGACCTGTTGAAGGCGAAATCCGAAGATCTTCCTGAAACTCTTCGATGACTCAAAGCGAGTACGTCAAACACTCTGGCCTAACCAAAGGTCGAGTCTCTCAGTTGGTTTCAAAGGGTATGCCTTTGGATTCGGCAGAGGCAGCAGACGCTTGGCGTGGGTCATCGGCTCAACGTCGCAAAGCTGCTATTGAAGCGAGCCATATTCGCTCAGAGCCTTCTGAGGGACCGTATCGGCCTCCAGAATCAGAAGCCCCAGTCAACCCTTCCATTGTCGCCGAAAGCACTCCGCAGGGAGCATACGAACGCCAGAAACAGATTGAGCGAGCTTCTTACGGTCTCGCGGTTCAATCGCTACGCTCAAAGTCTCTGGATGCCGCCCGTATGGTCTCGGTTCACGCGACCGCAGCAAAGAATCTTATCAACGCTCGCAAAGACGTTCTCGACCTCGCAGAACGAGAGAAGCGGCTAGTCTCCGGTGATTGGGTCAAGAAGACCATGCAAGACCACGATGGAGCGGTTGCTCAACTGCTGAAGTCGATGCCGAAACAGCTTGCAGGTCGAATTGCTCCTCACGATCCAGAACACGCCGAGAACGAATTGGAAAGATGGGTTCAGGAAGTTTGCCTTAAGACACTCCACCAGACAGATCCTTGGAAATGACACAACACCAAATCGAACAGGTCTCGGTCTCAACGCTGATTCCTTATGCTCGCAACTCCAGAACGCATTCTGACGAGCAAGTCTCGCAGATTGCCGGTTCCATCAGAGAGTTTGGATTCACCAATCCAGTCTTGATTGATGCAAATGGAACAATCATTGCCGGTCACGGTCGAGTTATGGCGGCAAAGAAGCTTGGGCTTGAAACAGTTCCATGCATCAGACTCGGACACCTAACTCCATCTCAGGTCCGAGCCTACGTCATTGCCGATAACAAGCTGGCTCTCAATGCTGGATGGGACGACCAGATGTTGCGGTCTGAACTGGAGTCTTTGCAGGAAGATGGTTTTGACATGGGTCTCACCGGATTCTCGGATGATGAGCTTGCTGAGTTGCTTGAACCAGAAGTTGTCGAAGGAGAAACCGATCCAGACCAGACTCCAGAAGTTCCAGTCGAGCCGATCACAAAGCTTGGAGATGTTTGGATTCTTGGGAATCACCGGCTGATGTGCGGTGACAGTACGAGCATCGATGCTGTGATCAGATTGATGAATGGAAATAAAGTGGACTTGGTATTCACCGATCCTCCGTATAATGTGGCATTTAATGGGAGATCAGGAAAGCACGATGTTATTGCAAATGACAATCTTACAAAAGAAGATTTTGATCAATTTATTGGAGAAGTGTTAAGAACAATTAAGGCAATTAATCCTCCAGCTTATTACATCTGGTGCAATTGGAAGTTCTATGCAACTTTGCAGCGAGAACTTGAATACAAAGCTTGTATTGTTTGGGCAAAAAACGTGTTTGGAATGGGAAACAATTATCGGCACCAACATGAATTCTGTCTATTCAATGGAGACATTGATTCAGATATAAAAGACGAGTCCGATCTTTGGAATGTCAAAAAGGATATAAACTATGTTCATCCAACCCAAAAGCCAGTTGAGCTGTCTGAACGCGCCATTTCAAACCACAGAAACGCCAAAAACATACTCGATTTGTTTGGTGGTAGCGGAAGTACGTTGATTGGATGTGAAAAAATGAAACGAAAAGCTTTTGTCATGGAGCTTGATCCCAAGTATTGCGACGTGATCGTAAAGCGTTGGGAAGACTTCACCGGCAAGAAGGCGGTTCTTGAAAAGGCGTGATGGAAATCTTGAACTGCCAAAAGCCGCAAGGGTTGGAGGCTCTGCGGCAAAATCGAATCGCTCTAAAAGCCATTGAGCGTGACACCGTTCTCAAATTCCTGCCGATTGCAGACGACAAACCGTCACGCATCGACGGGTTCATTTGGAACCAGAACACCAACACAATCACCGGAATCTATGAGGTAAAATCTCGGGCCTACGGACTGGAGAAGCTGCAATCGACCTACAGCAACGAATGGATGATTTCATGGTCTAAGCTTCAAGCCGCGCTTGATATCACCAAGCACACAAAGCTGCCATTCTGGGGAGTGTTGCACTTGGAGCCTGACGGTCTGGTGCTGATGGTTGAAATCTTCAACGAGAATGCGACGTGGGGTTGCGACGTGCAGTTGCGTAACAAGCTATGGAATGGAGTGGAAGAGCGCATGGCATTCTTGAGCATGAGTGAGGCTCGAAGGCACCGCATCGTGGACAATCAAACGGAGCTTTTCTGATGCGAGATCTTGAGCGTGAAATCCTAGAGTTCCGTCGTCAGATCTACCGCCCGTCCCCACGTCAGACTGTGGTTGAATGGAGCGAGTCGAATCTCACGTTGACTCAACGGCAGACTGAGCATCCCGGCCCATTCAGCACTGCGGTGAGACCCTATTGCCGCGAGCCGTTGGAATGCTGGAAAGATCCATCAGTGTCTGAGGTCACGTTGTGTTGGGGTTCACAAACCTCCAAAACAACAACACTCATGGCTGGTCTTGCATGGGCTATCGACACAGAACCGAGTCCCACGCTGTGGTTGATGCCAAGTGAGAATCTCGCTCGCAGCTTTTCAAAGAGTCGATGGCTCCCACTGCTTGAAGACTGCCCCGCGCTGGTTAAGCGATTCCCTGCGGATAAGGACCAGATGACCAATCTGGAGCAGCAATTTGACCGCTGCACACTCACTTTTGTCGGCTCCAACTCACCGGCAAATCTGGCGTCTCGTCCCGTCCGAATCTTGGTCGCTGACGAAGTGGACAAATTCGCAGAGGCGACAGCCAAAGAAGCGGATGCATTGGACCTTGCAGAGCAGCGACTTAAAGCGTTCAGCAGTTCCAAAGCGTTCTTCACCAGCACTCCCACAACTTCTGAGGGTCGAATCTGGCAGCGGTTCCTACGAGGAGACCAGCGACGGTATTATATCCCATGTCCGCATTGCTCTGAGTATATCAAGCTGGAGTGGCGGCAAGTGACTTGGGACAACGCGAAGACTGAAGACGGACGACCCGACTGGCAGCGCATTCGGTCATCCGCTCACTACGTCTGCCAGCTTTGTCAGGGAAAGATATCTGACAGCCAGAAGGTTGCAGGGTTACGAAACGGTAAGTGGATTTCTGAAAATCAAGCGAGCCTCCCAAGCGTTCGCTCTTACCACCTGTCGAGCCTCTACTCACCGGATCGTAAATGCACTTGGGGTCATTTGGCTGTCTCATTCTTGGAAGCCAAAGCTTCAATGATGGGGCTTCAGGGTTTTGTGAACGGTATGCTCGCGGAACCGTGGGAGAATCAAGACAGCCAGCAAGAGCGGGTCGAAGTTGTCTCGGACTCGGGTCTGCCAGAGGCTCGACGATACCTAACCGCTGACGTTCAAGCCGCCGCACCGTTTATTTGGTGGGTCTGCCGAGAGTGGAGCAAAGGCAACTCGCGTTTGGTTGCTGCCGGTCACGCTGACGATTTCGCAGCACTTCGACGGGTTCAACTGCAATACAACGTGCATGACATGGATGTTGGAGTTGATTCTGGCTTTAATACACAAGCCGTTTACGACGCTTGTGGCGGGTTCTCTTTAATAAGCAGCAACCCGATAACCTACCCGTGCGGCCTCCGGTACCCGCCCGAAGGCGGCCTCCGCAAGCCGATGTTGATCGGTTGGCTCCCAATGAAAGGTCGAGAGACTGGAGCAAGATTCACCAGCAAGACCGGAGCAATCCATCCGTTCGGCATCACAACCTCAACCTCAATGCGAACCGATGCGGTTCAACCGCTGCTGGTGTTCGACACCGAGCATATGCGAGAAGTGCTTCAGCGGCTCCGCAAAGGCTCTGATTCTAACCAATGGACTGTCTGCAGCCTACCTGCACCGCTTGAGGCTGAAGGAGCATTTGCGGCTGATGCTGACACATACTGGAAGCATTTGGACTCTCACGTTTTGAAGCCAACGGCTAACAGAGCGGGTCGAATCAAACATCTTTGGTGCAAGCGCAACACTCGCTGGCCCGATCACTTGCACGACTGCGAGCTTATGCAATTGGCAATGGTGATGTTGTGGAATGATCTGGCGTCCAGCACCGCAGAAATTTCTGGTGGTTGACAGACTCGCTGCTCTGTGGATAGTCCGCGCAAGTGTTCACTTACACAGTAGCGACAAAGAGAGCTTACTTGCGTACAACCTACGCAAGCAAAGGTGCTTTGACGCTGCTGGAAGCGTTGACCGCTAAGTTGACGGTCTCGGCTAATTCGCAAGAGTCCGGTCAGATTGTCAGACAGACCTCTAGCAGTGACGTTTCAGTTGAATTCGCTGAACCCGGAAAGGGGACTGCAGCTCCAATTGAGATGTTGGAAATGTGGGAATCTCTGTTGGGAGATTACGATTACGCTGTGACTTTGTTGTCTGGCGATGGAATCACTAGTCCGACTGACCTACAGATCTACAACAAGATGCTTGGTGCTATCTTGATTGCGACCGCTCGTTACTACGGAGATTTCACTCAGTTCCGCAGGGAGCCAACTGTAAGGATGTCTTAAATGGGAATCCTAGCCACCATCCGAGAGAAGCTCTTTGCTGCTCCTGCTAACAAGTACGAGGGAGCGAGTCAGTCTTTGCGCCGTTCGTATCTCGACACGTCTTACACGTCTGCTCGTTTCGACGTTACCAGTTCTACCCGACAAGCCATTGTCCGAAAGTCGCGTTTCTTTGAACAGAACAACGCGATAATGAACAGATTGGGAGATCTGTTTGAGTCTTACACAGTTGGCTCTTCGTTCTCCGTTCAACCTGCTTCTAGCGATCCCGCTTGGAATCTTAAGGCTAAGAAGTGGTTCGATATCTGGTGCAGATATCCCGATATCGGCTCCCGTCAGTCATTCTCGACGCTCATGGGTCAAGCTGCCCGTGGGTGGTTTTATGATGGGGAAAGCTTCATTCTGCTTACCCGTGGAGAGAGCGGGAAACCGCGCTTGCAGTTGATTGAGGCTCAATCCATCGCAACTCCGGTGGGAATGGAGTCTGACCTGACTGTGTTTGACGGTATCCGGTTTGACCCTAAGACTGGACGCGCTGTTTCTTATTTCATTGGTTCCGAGAAAACGCAGGGAAATCTAGTCGATGTTCGCTCCATTCCTGCTGATTCGGTCGTTCACATTTACGAGCCTAACCGTCCCGGACAACTTCGCGGACTCCCGTTCGTCAGTGCGGTTATCAATGATCTCCACGACCTCGACGACCTCCAGAAGCTGGAGATGGAGGCTTGCAAGCTTGGGGCTTCAGTCGCTCAGATCGTTAAGACAGTAAGCGGTGAGATCCAAGCATCCAGTCTCCGCGCTGGCATTGGAGCGAATGTCACTCCTAACACTGCCGAGACGTATTACGAGCAGGTGTTTGGTTCTTCAGTTAAAGTTCTCAAGAACGGCGATTCTTTCGAGCAGTTCGCCACCGAGCGTCCCGGTGTCAATATGCGTGAGTACTGGCGGCAATTGACTGAGAAAGTCTGTGCTGGTGTCGGTATTCCTTACGTTTTGGTTTATCCCGAGTCTATGCAGGGAACGGTATATCGCGGAGCCTTAGATATGTCCGCTGTTTGGTTCCGCTCGCGTCATCAAGTGATGGCTTCTGCTGCTCGTCGTATTTACGAGTACGTCATGGAGTACGCGATTAAGAGCGATCCGATTCTGAATGATGCTCCATCTGACTGGTACGAAGTTTCTATCACTGCTCCGCGCTCGCCCAATGTTGACGTTGGCCGTAACTCGGCGGCTCAACTTGCAGAGCTTGAAGCCGGTGTTGTGACTTACGATGAAGTCTACGGAGCGCGAGGTCTTGATTGGCGTTCTGCTCTTGAGGCTAAGGCCCAACAAGCTTTGTTTGTGCGTCAACTCGCTGATAAATACGGAGTAGATGTCTCTGAGATTTCTGTGATTCAGAAAGAACGTCCTGCGGCTAGTGCTGCACCTGCTATTGACACTGAAGACAATTCTTCTGAATCTCCGTCGCCAGTTGCTCCGTCTGAAGGTGGATCACAACCGCTTGTCGTAGAACAAACCGAAGTGACCGCTTCAGTCAAAAAGCAACGCAAGCCGCGAGCCAAGAAAACCGAATGAGCTTCACCAAGAAATCAGATTGGCTCTATTACGCACCGGCAAACGCTGCCGGTGAGACTTCGACCATCCAGATCTTCGATCAGATTGGCGAAGACTGGTTTGGTGGTGCTGGACTGTCTGCAAAGCAGTTCTCGGACGTTCTCAACGAGATCGGCAATGGTCCGCTCTTGGTTGAGATCAATTCTCCCGGTGGCAACGTTTGGGATGGGTTGTCGATCTATAACCAGCTTCGCGGTCGAAAAGCTCCTGTTACGACCCGAGTGGTTGGCATTGCGGCTTCGATTGCTTCCATCATTGCTCTTGCAGGTGATCGCGTCGAGATGGCCGATGCCGCTCTAATGATGATTCACGATCCGAGCGGAATGGCTTCTGGCACTTCCGAGGATATGCGGAAGATGGCTGATGCTCTTGATCAACACGCCGAAGTGTTGGTTGGGGTGTACGCCAAGAAGACCGGCAAGTCGCCAGAGTCCATCCGCGCTGCGATGAAAGCGGAGACTTGGTTCACCACCGCTGAAGCTCTGGCTTTCGGTCTGGTGGATAAGCCCATCAAACAGCTTGCAATGGCCGCGAAGTGGCACCCTCGCGCTGTTACCAAGACCGCTCCTCCTACGGTCAAGAGCAACCTTCAGCGCGGAATTGAGCAATACGAGGAAGGTCTCGGCGGTGATGGGCTTGAGGAAGCCACCGTCATTGATGCTCGCAATCTCGTTAAAGGCGAGGAGCCGAGTCCTCAGAAGATCAAGAAGGCTGTCGCTTGGTGGGCTAGGAACGAGCGTTTCCTTGAGGCCGAGCCTAACACTCCTGCTGATGTTGCCGCCAACCTTTGGGGTGGTGCGGCTGGACGCGATTGGTTCACCGCTCTTGCTGTCCAGTTGGACCAAGAGGAAGAGCTTACGGAACCAGAAGACAAGATTTCTGCGGATGGCAACAACGCCGTCAGCGAAAATGGCAAAGCTCCTTTGCCGCAACCAACACAACAACCCGACACAAATATGTCCGATAGCACTACTGTGACGGCTGCGGCTGCTCCTGCCGCTTCCGTTGACCTCGCGTCCATTATGGCGAAGCTCTCCGCTCTGGAAGCTTCGTTGAAGACTCCCGCCGCTGCTCCTGCTCCCGAGCCGGTGCGTCCCGTCATTGAGAACCTCGGAAACCCGCTGCTGGAGAAGCACCGGAGCCTCCGCGCTGGTGCTGAGCGTCGCAAGTTCCTTGTGGAGAACCACAGCGAGCTTCTCCGTCAGAACCGCATTCTGGCTCCCCAGAACAGCAACACTTTTGCCGCTGGTCTGATCGTTGACTACCTCGCCGATGCTGTCATCACCGAGATGGCGACCAAGTTGGCGATGGTTGGCAATTTCACTCGCAACGTGGGTCTGGATAACCTCCGCCCCCGCGCTACGGTGCAGGTCAAAAAGTTCGTTCAGTCCGGTGCCTCTGCCACCGTTGATAACGCGACCAACTTTGAGACCAGCAACGACTCGCAGCTTGATGCTACCTCTGTCACGGTTAACCAGATCAGCAAGCTGTTCACTGTGACTCAGCAGGAACTGAATCAGGGGTTCGCTTTGGCTGACCTTGCTGCCGGTTCGGCTGACGTGTTCGCTCTTGGCATCTCCAAGAAGATCACCGCTGTGATGACCTCCGCCAACTACGGCGCGGGAACCACCATCGGCACCGCTGCTAACTTCGACACCAGCGACCTCCCTGCGATCTTGGCTCTGGCTAAGAACTACCGCCAGAAGCTGCTGTTGCTGGATGGTGGACATCTGGCTCGCCTCCAGTTCTCTGCCGCTGCGAACACGTTCCCTGATGCTCGCTACGGCCCGCTCAACAACGGCTTCTTTGGCTTCTCCAACATCTTGGAGCAGAACGACTGGACTGGTGCTATCGCCAACACCGCTGGCTTCGTCTGCGGTCAGGACGCCATCGCCATTGCTGCCGGTTTGCCGGTTGGAATGATCGCCGGTGAGTTCATCGAACAGCGCACCGTCGAGTCCACCAACGGTCTGTCGGTCCTGCTGTCTGTCTGGTACAGCCGCTCGACCCGCTCGCACATGGCGTCTTACGACATCATGTTTGGCGCGGCTGCTGCTGATAAGACGCAAGCTGAGGTTCTGATCACCGCTTAATCCTAACGGAGATGCGTATCGCAACCACCATTGCAGTGGACAAGACCGGCAAGTCTAAGCTGGTGTCTGGTCCCGATGTTAGTGCGGATCTCCAACGCACTAACTTCAACACTGCTTCTGTCCCCGAAGGAGGCAAGCTCATCCTGTGGATACAGGGAGCCTTAGCACCAAAAGTCCGAAAAGGTTAACCTAAAATTGGGGAGGCTGCTGGAAAGTTCCGGTGGCCTCCCCTCTAACCAGATCTCACAATGTCCGCATACCAGTCAGACGTAGCCACACAGGATTCGATGGGTCATCAGGGTTTCACTCTGGTAACCGGAACATCCGCTCAGACCAGCGGTTACATCGCAATCCAGACCATCACCGCGACCGTGATCTCGTCCATTGCTGGCACTGGTATCACCGGAACGTGGAGTGGCACCACCATTCCCGCTGGCATCACCATCGTGGGCAAGATCTCCAGCTTTACGCTGACGAGCGGTGCGGTCATCGCCTATTTCGCTCGCGCCACCACCTGATGACACTCGCGCTCTCACTGCAACTGTCCACGTCGGATGATGCCATTGAGGTGGCATATCCTGCGATGGACCGTTGGATGTTGCAGGAGGACGGCACGTCATTCGTTCTCCAAGAGGACGGCACTTCTAAAATCATTTTCTCACTCTCCACCGACTAACTTCCTGACCTATGGCAGACTCTAAGATTACAGCCCTGACGAGCATCGGAACTAGCACCGATCCGGTGCTTGACCAAATGGTTATCGTCGATGTTTCCGATGGCTCAATGGCCGCGACCGGAACGACGAAAAAGGTCAGCCTCAATCAGCTTCTCGCTACGTCTCCCACCGCCACCCTCGCATCCGCCACCATCACCGGCGATCTGACCGTCGACACCTCGACCCTGAAGGTTGATTCGGCGAACAATCGGGTGGGTATTGGTACGGCTACTCCTACCGACACTCTTGATGTCAATGGTCGTGTTACTGCGGCTCGCTTCCTTTCATCTTCATCTAGTGCGTCGCTTCCTGCTCTGGCTGTTTCTGCTGGTAACGGTGTTTACAACTCTGGAACCAACGAGGTTGGATTCTCGGTAAATAGTACTCTTGCCATGACCCTGAACTCCACGGGGCTGGGCTTGGGGGTTACGCCTTCGTACAAGTTGGACGTTTCTGGCGACTTGGCTGTAAACGGAAACGAAAATTACGTTTACCTGTTTTCTACTTATTCAATCGGCAACAACGCTCGCGTTCGCTTTCGTGCTGTTGGTGCTGGCGGTGGTTCTGGTTACGGCGGCGACTTCCGCATCTCAACCCGTGCGGCGAACAACGCTTGGAATACGGATGTTTTGGTTGTTGATAGCAGCGGGAATCTGTTGGTGGGGACGACGAGTCAGATCCGAGGTGGTAAACTTTCGGTTGATAGTTCCGCTGGAGTTGCATCAGGACTCAAATCGTCTGCTGGTTCTTCCGTGTTTGTTGAAGAACTTTGGAACACCGGAAGCCTCGACAATTCGTTCATCAACTTTGGGACTGATTCAACATTCACCGCTCGCGGATCAATCACCTACAACCGATCCGGTGGTCTTGTCGCATACAACACGACATCCGATTACAGAGCCAAGGATATCATTGGCCCTGTTTCCAACAGCGGATCTGTCATTGATTCTCTGAAGGTGTACATCGGCAAGATGAAGGGGGCTTCGGTTGAACGCCCGATGCTTGTGGCCCACGAAGCTCAGATCGTTGCTCCTTATTCTGTTACCGGACAAAAGGACGAGGTTGATGCTGATGGTAACCCTAAGTACCAGCAAATGGATGTCTCATCGTTTGTCCCTCTGCTGATTGCCGAAATCCAATCGCTCCGCACCCGTGTTGCCGCTCTGGAAGCCTAATATCCCATGATTACACTCTCTTGGATCATCGAACGCCTGTTGGTCAAGCCGACCGAAGGCTCGCTCACCGATGTCGTCATCACCGCCGACTGGCGTTGCAACGGCACCGAAACCACCGGCACCGGCGACGACGCGAAGACCTACAGCGGCACCTGCTACGGCAGCGCGTCGTTCGCGCCGCCGACCGAGAACTTCACGCCCTATCCCGATCTGACGCAGGATCAGGTTCTCGGCTGGTGCTATGCCAATGGCGTCGATCAGAGCGCGATTGAGGCGAACGTCGCCGCGCAGATCGAAAACCAGATCAACCCTCCGGTCATCGCTCCGCCGCTGCCGTGGTTGCCGCCGGTTGTTATTGCGCCGGTTGAGGCTGTCGTCGATGCTTCCGCCTGATATGGAAATTACTATCAAGCTGAACGAAACCGAAGCCAATAACCTGATTGCTCTGATCGACATCGCGGTCAAAGCCGGTGGTCTTGCTAACGCTGCCGTCGCTCTGCCACTGGTAGAGAAAATCAAGTCTGCTGCTCAACCTCAGTAACTCATGCAACACGACAGCACCAACAGCGGAAGTGGAGTGGGAATCTCTCTTGCAACAGCCGCCGCTGCTGGTGCGGTCTCGTTTCTCCCTCAACTGACACAGTGGTTCCAACTTGGAGCCGCTGTGTTGGCTTTCATTGCTGCTGCAATTGGACTCTACAAAGCCATCAAAAAATGAACTGGAAAACTACTGCTGCTGGTGTTGGCGCGATCATGGTTGCCGTGGGCGGAGCTTTGAAGGCTCTCTTCGACGGTGACCCTGCCACCAACATTGATCTGACCGCGACCATTGCCGCTGTGACGGTTGGTTTCGGTTTGATCGCCGCAAAGGATGCGGAAAAGAAGAAGCCCGAGTGAACATCATCGAACAGATCGTCACAGCCATTCTCAAATGGTTGACTGGTCTGGCGAAAACCCCACCAACCGTTGAAGATGCAAAACAAGACCCAGAGCTTAAAAAGAAGCTGCTGGATCGCATTGACCGCGCTGGTGGGTAGCTGTGGCTGTGGAACTCGCGTTGTCATGGTGCCTCACGGTGAGCCTGTGAGGCTCGCTGAGAGCGTCCAAGCGCGAGTCTGGGTCAAAGGAGCGGACGGTGTTTCCGTACGCTCCAGCAATCGAATTACGTTGTCAGAGGGTTGGTACGCATTGCCAAAAGATTGAACTATGGCTCAACAAGTCATCAACACGGGTACGACCGCCAACGACAACACCGGAGACACGCTCCGCGCTAGTTGGCAGAAGGCCAACGACAACTTCACGGAGCTTTACACCGAAATTTCGGCTCTCAATGACGCGACTGCTTACGTCCCGACGTTGACCGATTCTGGTGGTGGCAGGACGTACACTTACACGATCACCTCCGCTCGTTATACCGAGATCGGAAATCTTCGCTGGTTCTCGGTTGCGTTGTCAGTCTCTGCTGCTTCTGGAACCGCAACTGGATCGCTTCGATTGAGCATCCCAGACTCTGCGACTTACGCTGCTGCTGTTTGCGTTCAAGCCAACGGTCTAGCTTCAAACGCCAAGACCGAGATTGAAGGCAACGCTGTGGCGGGTCAGTCTTACGCAGAGATCGTGCATTACGAGAACGGCTCGACGAGTTCTCTGGCTTCACACGTTCAAGCTGGATCTTCTCTGATTGTTACTGGAGTCTACTTCCACGCCGTTTGAACCTGATCGCAACCAGTCTTCAGTTGGGAATGACGGTCCTTCAGGGAGCGATGGGAAATCCGTCGTTTATCTGGCAGGGATCGCTTGTCCGCTGCATTCCTGCTGCGATCACTGACGCCAACAACGTCATCAACGGTGGGTTCCAAGACAACGTGCAGGTCCGTCTGCTGGTCAAGCTGGCCGACTGGAGATTGGCTGACTCTACGCTGGTGACCGTAGACGCGACCGTCTGGAGTGCTGACGTTGGATCGACTGCTGACCGACTCTTGCAAGAGAGCGGGAGTCTGATTCTCCAAGAGAACACCGACGCTCTCCAACTGACGTTCGGAAAAATGATTCCAGTGGTGGGTCGCACGTTGACCTACGATGGGCGAACGCTGCGAATCATATCCGCAAAGCGAGACGGTACCGGTGCGTATTACGTTCTGGAATTGGGGGCCAAGACCAAATGAGGCCCACGGTCACAGTCGACACGTCTCGGTTTGACGCTGCTTGGAAGGAGTATCTACCCAAGACGAAGCGGTCTTTGGCTGATGCGGTCAATGCTCGCACGTTCTTTTTGATGCTGCGGCTGTACTGCTTGTTGCCCCCGAAGTCTCCGCAAGCAGCGCGGAACAAGATTCTCGACTACTACAACCGGCCCATTGGTGCTGCTCGTTTTGACAAGAAGACCGGAAAGAAGGTGGGTCGCTCTCGTCAGTTGCGCTTGGTGCATTTGATCGCTCAAGCCAAGAACGCGAAAGCTGGAAACGAGGGGCTTTACGGTCAAAAGATGAAAGACGCTGCTGCAAAGCTTCGTCGTCGCGCTGCCGGTTCCGTTGGATACCTCAAGTCATGCGTGACTAAGGGAATCAAGAAGCTCTCTCCGTCGTTTCAGCAATTTGGCGGAACTCGACGTGCCAAGAAGGGTTCAACTCAAGTTAGATCTGTTGCCGCCAATCAAGCATTGGTCAACCTCGCCAACCAGTACGGTTTGCCTTACGAGAACGTGTCAATGCACCGTGGGTCTTCCGCTTACGCTTACAATGCGAAGGCTGGATTCAACCCGCATTCGCACGTCCGAATGAACATCGGTCTTGCTGACGATCAGATTGGTAAGGTGGAGAGCATCTACTCCAAAGCGATGCAACAAGCTTACGACGACGAAGCGCGTGAGCTTGAAATCCACATTGCCGCCAAGCTGGCCGAAGCGTTTGATGGGTCCGAGTCGAAAGGAATTGTCGTCCAATGAATGGTGTCGCAATGCGTACCGAGCGAGCGTTGGCCGATTGGCTGGCTGCTCAAGACTGGTCAGCGTCTCCGCTCGGGACTCCTGCTTGTCTTACCAGCTACGGACATGGCGCGTTCAACGATCCCGACTTGGAAGATCGGATGCCCGACTTTCCGCGCATCGTGATCCGCTCTTCAACTGCGGTTCCGGTCCATCCGATTGATCGGACTTGTGAGCTTGATGTCACCGCAACGCTTCAGTTATCCGCTGATGACACCTCGGAATCTGACGCTCTGCTGACTGTTGCAGCGTTTGAAAACATTCTCCAACCGCTGTTCGTCGATGACAACATCTCGGATTTGAACACCGGAGATGACGACCCGTCTGGTGGGTTCACAGCCTTCTTTGCAACTCCGACTGACTTTGGGGTCAATGACACCAGCGAAAGGGCTAGAACTTTTTCACGGTCGATGACAATCTTTGCAGCAGCAAACTCAATCTAACAACAACACAACATGGCAACATCAAAAGGTCTTGCTCTAGTCTACGGTTCAGGCGGAACTATCACCCTCTACAATCAAACCGGAGCCGGTCCCGGTACAGCTTTGAGCGGTGCGATCAGCACCATTGAGAGTTACGACGTGACGCACGAGGCGGACGTTGAGCAGATCAAGAACGGTTCAGGTGAGGTCGTCGCTCAGGTCTCCGCCAATGAGCGCATTTCGCTTAACATCACATTTATCCCGAGCAGCGCGACTGACGCCGCCGCAGCGTTGACTGGAGCTTCTCTCCCCGGTGTCAACAGCTACGTCAAGATCACTGACGCTAAGGCTACGACCTACGGCGGTGTTTCCATTAACGGTGACTACGTCTATTCTGGCGGTGGAAGCGTCAAGTTCACCAACAGCGGAAAAGCGATGGTTACAATGACCGTCACCAAGTTCCCCTCGCTGACCGGTTCCGCCACGGTTTACACGCTGTAATCTGTGGCCGATCTTGCAAAGATCCTGTCAGAGACTGGACCTCAAGCACCTGTTGTGCTTGGGGTTCGACTTGTTCCCTACACCGTAGGACACGCCATCGTGCTGCAAAGGTTGCGCTCTCCGTTTGTCATGGGCGGAGAGATCGCGCCAACCGATCTGGTGGAGGCTGTGACCGTTTGCTCACAGTCTCCGCTGGAATCTATCCGCTCCATCAAGTCTCGGTGGAGCGGTCTTGTTCTGTGGTTGTGGGGAAAGCGAATCGCAAAGCTCAACTTGCTGGCTGAATCCGACAAGTTCCACGTTTGGCTGAAAGATCAATCAACAGCACCAGAGGTCTTGATTGAAGCTGGAACCAAGTCTAAAGCTCCTGCAATGCCATGGCCCGAGCGAGTCTTGGTTGGATGTCTCAACATCGGCATTGCTCCTGACGATGCGGTACAAATGCCTCTTGGTGATGCGGAGCGGCTGATTCTAGCTCACGCCGAGATGATGGGACACGTTCAACTGTGGGACGATAGAAGTGAGGCTGTTTGGCAGAGCCAACAAGAGGTATAAAATGGGCGTTCTTTCTCTACTTGTTAAGCTTGGTGTTGATTCCACCAACTTTGAAATGGGAATCAAACGCGCCCAAAGCATGGGCGAAAAGTTTGGTGCAAGTTTCAAGTCTGCCGTGACAAGCAGATTGACTGGAGCGTTATCAATTGCTGCGGTTACTGGGTTTGCTCATTCTATTGTCAAAGCTGCCGATGACATATCAGACCTATCGGAACAACTTAATGTAAGCACTGACGATATCCAGAGGCTTCAAATTCTTGCTGGAGAAACAGGTGTTTCTTTTGAAAAGCTTGCTTCTGTTTTAGCTAAGTTTGAACAGGTAAGACTAAAGGCTACATCTGGAGATGAAGATGCAATCAAGACGTTAAGTGCGCTTGGACTGTCTTTGGATCAATTAAGAGATCCACAGATGGATACAATCGCTGGTGCTGTTAAAGCCGCAACAGCTTACAAAGAATCTGGAAGATCAGCAGAGACGACGGCAGCGATGATCGACGTTTTCGGAATCAAACTGAAAACGGCAGCAGCGGCATTCGCTGATTTCCAAACTACAGCAGATAGGGGTCTAATATCGAAAGACAATATAAGAGACCTTGCAAAAGCAAACGTAGAACTTGAAGAAGCGATAAGGCAGCTAAAGGTTCTTTCTGCTCCAGCAGCAGCAAAAACGACAGGATACTTTGCTGGTTTCATTGAGAATTACAATGAGATGATGGCAATGGCTGATTTCGCAAAAGGTAAAAACACCTATTATAATATCAGAGGCCTTGATCTTAGCGGTGCTGCATCGTTTCTTGCTAAAACATTTGCCGGTCCCGGCAGTGTCATTCCGTCATTGTTTGGCATTAGATTGAAGAAACAAAAAGGTGGAGCTGCTGCTGCTTCAGAACAGGGTCCGCCACCAATTGGAGAGCCTCAATTTGAACAAGCCAGATCAAGAATGTTTTCTTTAGGTGGGTCTCAAGACTCGCTTGCTCGCATTGGCGGTTTCACTGGATTTCAAAGAGGTCAAGACACTGCCATCAAACAAGCAATAGAGCAAACTATTCAACTGAAACTGATTGCTGCAAACACTGGGAAGACTGCCCAAAAGCTTTCTCAAGAATAATATGGCAACAGTCAAAAGCTCAGTAATAAATCCTGATCAGTATCAATACGTTGAAGTATCGCGTGAATACTCCAATGGAGACGGAACTGGTCTTGTTCTGACGTATAGATACAGGGGAAGCAAAGATGCTTTGCGTCTAGCGTCTCTTGGTTGGGTTGCTGCTGGTGGCAAGTATCAGATAACCGAGAATGGCCCTTACTCTGAAGCGACTGTCACTTACAGCGGAACAGTTGTTCCAATTCAATATGCTAACAATGACGGTGCTGCTACGACACCTGCACCAGTAACAGAGCAAACGCTTCAAGAAGAGACGCCATCAACTCGTTTTGAGTTCAGAACTGAATACATTGACGCTTCATTGTTTGAGCTTGGTAAAGTAAGGGCTGAGGCCAAGAAGTATGTGTCACTCGGTTTGGCTTCTTCTGAGGCAGACTACTTTTCAGAAATCAAACTGGCAGCAGAAGACCCGAAAAACAACAAGCTGCCCTTTTCAACAACGCTTTGGCCGATTGCTGGAGAACTCGTCACCAAGCTTGCCCGTGGACAGACAAGTTTCCAGACCTCCAGAGTTTCTCTTACCAGAATATCATCGTATTCTGGATTGAATGGGCTTCCAAAAACACCGCCAATTATTCCTGTCGTATATGACGGAACCGTTTTGGCGGTTAACAACAACTTTCCGAATTCGGTGAGGTCGATGATGCCAAAACCTCCAGCAGATCCAAATCTGACCCCAGAAGGAACTCGCTGGACATGGTTGAAGGTAAATGATTCAACTTCTTTGGTCATCAAAACCAATCAGGTCGAAAGAAACGAGACTTGGACCTTTGCCGCTTGGGATCTCTTCGTATACCCTCTCAACATACCAGCAACAACAATCTAACATAACATGGCTGACGAAATTCAAATGACGGCTCGCTTGTACGCTGCGAAAAACGGAGCGTATCTCCCGAGTGTGACCTACACCAAGTCCGCGACGATGGTGGGGACCGATATGGGTTCTCAGACCCAATCCATCGGCACCAGTTCGTCTGAGACGCTTGACGTTCCAGTTGATGTCACCAGCCCATACAAGCTGCTGATCTCTAATCTGGATAACACTAATTACGTCGAGCTTTCGTTCACGAGTGGTTTTCTTGCCGGTGCTGGAACGATGCGCCTTCCCGCTGGTGAGACGATGTTGATTCCGTACATCAACACGAATCTCTATCTGATCGCCAACACCTCTGCCGTTACGATTCAAGCGACGTTCTGCGAAGTCTAACCACCTGACCTATGGCCGACGAAATCCAGATGTCAGCGCGATTGTATGCGGCCAAGAATGGCGCATCAATCAACCCGCAAACATACACTGCGGTTGCGAACATGACTGGCACCGATATGGGCCAGCAGACTCAAGAGGTTGGTGCAGCTTCTGAGACGTTAGACATCACCGCTGACCTATCGCTTCCATACAAAGTCTTGATCTATAACATGGATCTGACAGCGTATCTGGGGGTTGGCGATGTTGGCTCCAGTGTCAGCGGTGTTTGGTGGCTTCAGGTGCCTCCGCAACAGTTCATCGTGTTGCCGTACGTCAATACAACCATGTACGTCAAATGCATGACTGCTGGATCTAGTCTGAAAATCTTTGCTCAATTCTGCGAGATCTAATGGCTGTCTCTCTACCAGCTAAGGTTGCAGAGCGTGGACTCAAGACAGAACACGCTCGCGCCATCAATCAACTGATTGATGTCGTCCGCAAGATCCAGCTTGTGGCTGGACCTGATCAAGCGATTGAGCAGACGCCAAATGGTACTGTTTTGAAGATCAAACAGCCAGTTGGAACGACGGTTGTGCAGACGTCCGAGGATTCTTGGTTCTATTGATTTATGCCGTTCGCGTTGGATAAGCGGGATCGGATGTTCAACGCTCGCAACCTCAACGGGTTGTATGCTCGTTTCGACCAGAAGTGCGCCAGAGTCTTAGATGGCAAGAGTCCGAAGGTTGCGAAGAAACCATACGACGAGCCGAGTCAGTTTGAGTTTGGGTTAGATGTCCCGTATGGCGTGACATACACCTACACGTTGACCACTGAGGGGGCGTATCTTGAGAACTACGACCAAGCGCAAGCCTATGTTGAGCTTTCAAAGCTAGAGAACGCCCACCTTGATACTGCTGATGGTCAGATCTATGTGGACAAATACCCCATTGCAGGGGAGTCGTTCACCTGCGACGTGAAGCAGATTCACTTCTCGTTTGAACTGTTGCGACGAGAGGTTGACGGTGTTCTCTATGATGTCCACTTGGGGTGGGACGAGAACGGAGCGTTGAACTCATACGTCCGAGGAAGTCTTGGTGCTGATGCTCCGACGCTCCCTCCCGGTCGCATCCACAAGCACAAAGTCGCTGTTGCTGAAATCGAACTAAAAGGTCCGAGAGAGTTCCGAATCTTCAATACCTACCAGCGGTTTGATTGCTGGCGGATTCACAATCTGAGCGAGAACACCGCGACGGTATTCTTGCAGAATCCAGACGGCTCTAGCCAGCGCGAGTCAGTTGGTCCGTATGGTTGCCGCTCATTCCGACGCAAAGCCGATGGGACGTGGGCTACGACTTGGCCGAGTGGGTCTCAGTGTCAGTACTTCTTCCCGTTCTTCAAGGGAGATGTCCCATACTTTGCAGGTGGGCCGCCGATGTACGATTGGCCGGTGTCTCCGTTCGTCGCGCATGAGCGGTCAGAGCGAGCAAACAACGTCGCAAACCCGTTTGTTCTGACTCAATGGTTCCGAGCGTTGGGGGGCTGGCATGACCCGTTCATACCGTTCGATATTCGGCAGACGTACCCCGACGTTTACGGAGACCCAGAGAACGCAAACACGCCAATTGGCGATCTTATTTTCACTTGGGGTAGAGCTAGGGTTCAGGTCTACAACACGCTGACCAATGCAGTCATTGCGGACTACATGAAGGTTTTCCGCGACACCAATCTCTTCGTTGAAACTCTGCGGTCGATTGGCGTTGAGGTTGAGCAGATCGGCGGTGCGTTGGGGCTGCGGACGGTCGAAGGAAACACCGGCATTCGGATCTATCCGGTGGATTGCAACGTGTTCTTTACCGACACGCTTCCCTATTGGGAAATCAGTACAACGCTCTCTTACTTTTCGACTGTCTATCCTAAGCAAGTGTGGACTCAGAACCTGTTGAATCCGCTTTCCGCGACATCGTGGACTGCTGGAAACGAGCCAGATTGGTTTGAGACAATGCGGACGTTGCGCCGCCGTGTTGCCGTCGAAGAAGGCTTTCTTAACGCCTACGACGACGAAGTGGATATCTCCGAAGAGAAGGTATCTCGGATCGCTTTGACTCCGCTTGGCTTGATGGTCCGCGCTGCGACTGCTGTCGGCATCTTGTCATTTGATGCCAACGCCATGAGCGATCTGCCAAGCTACGAGCGAACGGCAAACAAGTTTGAGCTTTGGACCGAATCGCAAGCCGCCGGTTTTTCACCTGCGATTGGCTGGAGCGGAACACGGTACACGTCAGGCGTGAAGGTCTATTACCTCCAGACTCCAGCGAGTTCCAATGGCTGGTACAAGCACGCCTTCCCTAACTTGTCGGTTCCTGCTTCCGATTACTTCCCCGCCGTTGACTGTGGTTATGTTCCGGTGGGTGGACCGTGGGGGTTCTCGTCTAGCGTCTACGATGCGAACCTTTCTCGGGTCTATTCAACGGACCCGAATGATCCGGTGATTGAGAACGTCCACGGGTCAGATTTCTGGGTGAACAAGTGGGGCGGTGCAGGTGGTGTTGACGCTACGGTGCGGATCTTGGGTCAGCCAAACCAGACGCTGCAATTGCCGGTTCAGACGACGACCGCAACGCCAGATCTGGTCGCTGATGACATCTTCAAAGATCTCAATGCGCCGACAATGGCTGGTCTTGCACCGTGGACCGGATCAATCACGGCAAACACTGGCTTTAATCAGTCGCATCTGGCCGAGATTCGTTGGCGGGATACCGATCAATATTTCAACCTGCCATACGTCGTTCAGTCCGACGCGATCAACTACACGCTCAACGGAGCTTTCTACCACAAGATCCCGAAGACTGCTTATTTGTGGAACTTGCTGGAGTGGACCGTAAGAGCATGGACGCGAGCGATTCCGTTATGCTTGGGAGAAGTCGCTTGCCCAATCAATGGTTTCGATGGAAGCGGAAATCTTGAATCGTCGAGACTCGGAATCCAAATCCCGAAAGACCTGACGACCACCGGCATCGAAGGTGGGCAAGCGGTTTTCTACCTCTCTGAAGCACAGCACAACGTCTGCTTGGCAAACGGAATCGTCTCGCAGACCGCAGATGATCCGTCTGGGAATCCCTTCTGGTACGTCAGCCAGTCCGCGCTTGCTGGTTACTGCGGATCGAAGGGCTTCAACGCTTACAATTTTGACGCGACCAACGCGCAACCAAACCTCGTCACGCCTATTGCTGCGACAGCATGGATTCCGCTGAGAGCGTATGGCGTTGGCGAGACCGTCGAGATTGCCAGTTATTACGACGATGTTCTAGGTCAGCAGTATTACCGAGCCGTTCGGTATGTCAGCCTTCGACTTCCCAACGAACTCTCCGCTTGACGGAAACCCAACGTTGGGTTAACTGTCTGTCCAGCCGATGAAATGTCCGTCCTGTCAGCATATTTTTGCCGTTAGCTTGCGCGAGATCGCTCAAGAGATGGGACGGAAGTCTTCACCGGCAAAGGCCAAAACTGCTCGCGCAAATGGAAAGCGCGGTGGGAGGCCAAAGAAGACCTATGAAACAAGAGTTGATCCCAAGTCAGAAGCAGTCCGCGCTCGCAATCATGGCGAGCAAATTCAACGTTGAGCCAGCCCGTTTGCTGGAGACGCTGAAGGCTACGTTGATGCCCAAAGCGTCCAACGAAGAGCTTCTCAGCTTCGTCGTCACCGCTAACCAGTACGGGTTGAACCCGTTCACGCGAGAGATCTACGCCTTTCCCGCTCGCAATGGCGGCATCCAGCCGGTGGTCAGCGTTGATGGCTGGATCAAGATGATGAACAGCCATCCGAGCTTCGATGGCATCCAGTTCACGACGGAAGACAAAGACGGCAAGCCGTTCAGCGTAACCGCTACCATCCACGTCAAAGATCGCGCCCATCCGGTGGAGGTCACCGAGTATTTCTCGGAATGTTCACGCAACACCGAGCCGTGGAAGGTCAACCCTCGTCGAATGCTTCGACACAAAGCTCTCATCCAATGCGCTCGCATTGCGTTTGGGTTCTCTGGAATCAGCGACGACGAAGAAGCTGTCCCGCAAGTCGCGCTCAACGTCACTCCGTCTCGGCCCATCTTCCGCAGCAAGTTGGAGCCGACTGTCGAGCCTCCGGTTGTCATCCCGAGTGTAAGTGTCGAGACCAACGCTCAACCCGTGACAGAGGAAGGAGCGACCAATGAGTGACGAACGCTTAGGTCTTCCGTCCGCATCGTCTGCGAGCCGGTACGCTGCTTGTCTCGGTAGCTGGCAGCTTGAGAAGCAGATCGCAGAAGGTGCATCGACGAATGATGCGACCATTGGAAACCGCATCCACGCCGCTCTTGCGATGGAGCCGGTGGAGAACCTGACCTCAGACGAGACGTGGACGATTGACCGTTGCCGCGAGCAGGAACTAGAATTGGTTAAAGCGACGTTCCCTCAATCCACCGAAGAGCCGAATGTATGGCGCGAGAAACGTCTGTGGTCCATCGACGATCGTGGGGTCAAGCTGTGGAGCGGAAAGCCAGACGTGATCTACGTTGTCGGCTCCGCTGGTCTCATTATCGACTACAAGTCCGGTCGCGGTGCGGTCGAGAACGCTGCCGAGAACCTTCAGTTGCGGTGCTTGGTCGCTCTTCTGGACGAGAACTTTGGTTTCACCTTCGACCGCATCACTGTGGCAATTGTGCAACCTCTTGCAGGACTGCCGAGTGTCGCTGTCTACGAGTCAGCGGATATCCGCAGCGCAATCGCTGAATCTGCCGACTTGATGGAGCAGATTCAGAAGCTTGGACATCCGCGCACTCCCTCAGAGTCCGCTTGCAAGTATTGCAAAGGGAAACCGTTCTGCCCAGAAGCGCGAGATTTGGCCGTAGCCGGTCCATTGACCAACACGCCAGAAGGTATAACGCCAGACGCTATAGCCGCCACACTGACGAACCAGACGCTTGGAGCGTTCTTGGAGCGTGCAGCACAAGCGGAGGCTGTCATTGAGGCTTGCCGCGCTGAAGCGCGACGGAGGCTTGCGGAAGGCGACTCAATCGAAGGATGGACGCTGAAGGAGGGTGCGGTGCGTGAGACCATCAAAGACACCGAGACCGTTTACCTTCGATTCATCGAAAGTGGTGGTACTTACGAGGACATCATGCCAGCCATCACAATCAACAAGACGAAGCTCAAAGATGCGTTGAAAGTGGCGACCGAGACCAAAGGAAAGGAACTCGACGCAAAGCTTACGGCTCTGCTCGACGGATGCATCGAATCGAAAGCCTCTCAACCCACACTGACTCGAATCAAATGAACCAGACTCACCCAATGGAACTAGTCCGCGAGTTCATGCGGACGTTTCAGCAATACGTCCCGTCATCGCCAGTCATGCCCGATCCGGTGACGCAAAATCTCAGGTACCGACTGATTGACGAGGAAGCCCAAGAACTCAACGAAGCCACCGATAAGGTTGAGTATCTCGACGCTGTTGGGGACTTGCTCTACGTCGTCTATGGAGCCGCATTGGCTGCTGGATTCAGTCCGCATCAAGTCGATGCAGCATTCTGCGAAATCCACCGAAGCAATATGTCGAAGTGTTGGAGCGACGACGAGATCGACTCCATCCCCGCTGACTGCCGGTCTGTCCGAGTTGGGGACAACCGCCACATTGTCCGCAGGAGTGACGGCAAGATCGTAAAGAGTCCGTCCTATTCACCGGCCCGACTGGAGGGATACACGCGATGAGACATCTATGGGCCAGAGGTTTTGGCAAGCTGTACCGAGACGCTGAACTGATCACCACCGACGACGGAAAGACGTTCCTGCTGGCCGTCATCGAGTTTGAACAGCGCACGTTGGGGAACGGGAAGCCGTACTCTCAACGGGTCCAGTTCCGATCATTCGACCGCGACGACATGGAGATCGTGGATCAGTTAGTCGCTGGCACCTACGTCATGTTCGACGGAGACTGCGACGCGACCGCCGACAAGAGCCAGACCGGCTGGTGGTACGCAAACCCTCGCGTGACTGGCCGCATCCACGAGATAAGCCATGCATCTTGACTTCCACGTTTCAGGAATCCCGAAGGCTCAACCCAGAGTCAAAGCGTTCCGACGTGGGAATCACGCTGGAGTCTACACTCCAGATTCAGCCGATGCGTGGAAGCAAGCGGTTCGTCAGGAAGCCATCGCAAACGCTCCAGAATCGCTTATGACGGGTCCGATTAGGTTGCAGCTAGACTTCTTCCTTCCGCGACCCAAAGCGCATCTGGACAAGCATGGCTGGCCTAAGCCGAAATCTCCGGTCTGGCATCCCAAGAAACCAGACTTGGACAACCTCATCAAAGCGGTGACCGATGCGATCACCGACACTCAGCGAGTCTGGCTCGACGACTCGCAGGTCTACCAGATCACAGCGACGAAGACTTACGCTCTCCAGCACTCTGGATGCAGCGTGAGAATCAACGCTGAATAGCCCTCGGAAAGTGCGGCATGGTGCGCGTGGAGATCACGCGACGGGTTTGGTTCACCTCAAGAAACACCGCATTTTCCTAAGGATTTCGCAGGTTTTCGCGTGATCGAAAAAAAGATGCGAAAAAATGCATTTTCCTGTTGCAAGTATCCCAACGTTGGGTTTAGGGTATCTCCATCGACGGCGATCAAGCCGCGAGAAAAACGGAACGAATAAAATGAACAAGCAAACCAAACTCAACAAAATCACCGAAATCGTCTACAGCTTCCCAAAGGCTAAGGTGACGAAGTTTCAAGCAGCCGAAATCGCTTCCCACCTTCTTTCCAAAAGCGGGTGGATCTTTGAAGATGCTGCAAAGTCCGCATCCAACCCGTTCATCATCTCTACCGGTCCTGTTTGGCAGTAAAATTGAAGAGGGGCGCGACTCTCCAACGCGCAACCATAACTCATACCATCAAATACCATGAATACTTATCGACTGAACTCAACCGAATTGGTCTACACTCCAAACATAATCAAGATGGCTAAGGAACAGTTCTTATTTGAGCCAATGTGGAGCCTTAACCTTCTTGTTGAAGGGTACAACCTTCCTGAGTCAATAGCCACTCAACTGCTTACCGGAAAAATCCAGTTTCAAATTGAAGGAGAAGCAGTCGTTTTCACCGCATAACAATCTGAACGTGGGGAGCGCATACGTTAAACGCTCAGAATTATAAACACCCATCAAATACCATGAAGTACCATTGCAGAAATAAGGACAACAAAGTCCTCAGCATTCACCGCAGCATTGAAGAAGCCCTCCGCGCTAGAGACGTCTGGAACCATACGATTGAGTTAATCGGTGTTACTGACGAGAGCGGACGGTTGCTTGAGGCTGAAGAGATCATCCAACACAAAGCCGCCGTCTGGCTGAAAGGTCTCCGATGAATCTGGGACCACTCATTGCGGCTCTGATCACTGTGGAGTCCAACGGAAACGACATGGCAATCGGTGACGGTGGGCGAGCCATTGGCGCATTGCAGATCCACAAGAGCGTTGTGATCGACGCTAACCGCATCGCTGGCACCAGCTACACCCACCAGCAAATGACCAATCGGATCGCGGCTCGTCGAGTTTGCGAGATCTATCTGAGCCGATACGCTGCCGGTAAGACCAACGAAGAAGCAGCGAGAATTTGGAACGGTGGCCCGACTGGTCACCGGAAGTCAGCGACCACTACCTATTGGAACAAAGTCAAAAAGCACCTGTGAAATCAAAGACCGTATTCATCACTGAGACAACGCACGTTCGACTGAAGGAACTGTGCAAACGAGAAGGGTTAAAAATGAACCATCAAATTGACCGGATCATCCGCGAGTGGATGGACAAGAAGGATGCGAAATGAGCGACAACAAAGAAACCATGCGCCTCACGTTTAAGGGGTTGCTGTCCATCTATCTGCCAGAAGCGAAGATGAAGGAGGTCTACAACGCAACCGAGCTGTGCTGCCGCCGCAATAACTGGGGCATCGCAATCGACGAGAGCAACCGGCTGGATTTCGTTCCGATGGTGCAGGTGGAGGAGGAGGCGAAATGACCAACCAACCAATCAACGACGGAGGACCGGCGTTTCCGATGGGATATCACCCCGGAGGAAACAGGGCTGATCAATTCGGAATGACAATTAGAGACTACTTCGCGGTGGCGGCGTTGCAGGGGTTGTTGGCTGATGGAGGTGGCCCAACTTGGGACGTTGACGCACAATGTGCATACGCGTTAGCCGACGCAATGATCCGAGCGAGGGAGGCGAAATGAACCATCTTGGTGACACCAACAAAATGGTCAGCGAGACACCGAGGACGGATAAGGAGGCATTCTTTCCACCTGAGGCAAAGTATAACATTTGCGACGCAGACTTTGCTCGCACATTGGAACGCGAACTAAATGCCGCTCAACAACGCATTAAGCGGCTGGAGAGCGTAGAAAACAGTCACGCTCATGTCTTGAATGCCATCGACAACTGGATGCAGCAACACCAATCCAAGGAGGGGAAGCCGTGAGCGACACACCGAGGACGGATGCTGCATGGAAAACCACTCCATCAGTTTATGACTTTATCGTTGAAATGAAACGAATTGAACGCGAACTCAACGCAGCGAACATTGAGATTGAGGAGAAGCGCAAGGATGTCGTCTGGCTGGCGACTGAAAAGGCCAAGTCGGAGAACTACGTCACCGAACTCGAAAACCGTCTCCGCGCTCTGTGGGACAAGCTGGAAGGAGAACGGAAGTGCCACTTGGAGCATCTCAGGTTGCAGGAAGAACACCTCTCCGAGATTGAGCGAGAGAACGAACGGTTGAAAGAGCAGAACAAACGGCAAAATGAAGCGATTGATTCGCTGCGTGAAATGTATGCCAAGGAGGCCAAGCCGTGAGAACATCAACCAGATCGTTGATCAACGCATTGCGTGTATTGGATTCAGAAATCCAATCCGAGGATGGAGTAGCGAACGCTGTCATTGCTGAAGCAGCGCAGCGACTGGAGGAACAGCATATGCGCATCACCCAACTAGAGCGAGAGAACGACGCTCTCCGAGCCGATCTGCTGCTGTGGGAGAATGGAGGGCCGTTGCCGTGAGCCATAAAGTTAATACATCATTTGAGTTAGATTACAAAACACTGACACTATTGCAGAAAGAAGCAGAGAAGCTTGGTTTCAAATCTTGGGGAGCATATCTCCGACACGTCCTAGATTTCCACGTCCTAACATTTCACCCAGAAATATTCAATGAGCATACTGAAAACACTCGGACTCACTAAAGACGCCATCTCAAGACTCTTGGGAGTCCACAAGACCGTCGAAACGCAACCCGTCCTTACATCCAGACAGACTAAGCCAAAAAAGCGTCAGCGTGGGCGTCCGGTTGGGCGAAGAATCGACCAGTCAATCGTGGAGGCTGTCAGGTCAGCCCATGAGACATTCACAGTACGAGAATTGTCAGCGAAGTACGGCGTCTCTCCCTATTGGGTCATGATGGTCCGAAAGGGTAAGTTGCGGAAAGATTAACACTACACCGAGCGAGTGTGTCTTGATTGAGCGTTACGCTTGTGATTATTAACCATTGTGAACATCACACAGCACCGCCGCCGAGTCATGGCGATTGGTTGCAGCCATGGGAACCGAGCCAATCAAGATGCACTCGCTGCGGTCTTGCTATTCCGAGAGAGATTCAAACCAGACGAGTTGATTCATTTGGGAGACGCCTACGATCTTGCATCATTACGCAGCGGATCACTCCGAGACCCTCAAGACTCGGACCAAGCCGATGACTATCTCGACGACATCCAAGAGGGGGCCAAATTTCTGGACGATCTTCGACCCACTGTGTTCACCATTGGGAACCATGACGAACGAGCCAAGAAGTATTTGAACCATCACAACGCTGTTGTGCGTGGATTCGCAGAGGCTGTATGGGAACGAATGCTCAAGCCAATCGAAAAACACTGCCACACGTTCATTAAACACAATGACTGCCATGACAGATCGTTTTACAAGTTGGGCGGATTTCGGTGGGGACATGGAGTCATGTTTGGTGAGAACTTCCTGCGTGACTCCGCCGAGACTTTTGGCAACTGCGTTGTGGCTCATGCTCACCGAGCAGGTCAAGCGACTGGTCGAACAATGGGAAATCCGATGGGCTTTTGTGTTGGTACTTTGGCAAACATTCCTGCGATGGATTACGCAGGAAAACGACGATCAACACTAGCATGGTCTCACGGCATCGTGTTCGGTGAATACACCGAAGACGACGCCCAACTCTACCTCCACCAATGGCCTCAGAACGAACAGAATTGGCACCTGCCGAGCTTCTAAAGCGGCTTAGATCAGCAATAGCCAATCAACCAGAAGATGTCCCCAGAGGCTGGCATACCGCCAACCAATGGGCCGAGATCTGGAAGATGACTCCAAATGCCGCAGGAATTCTGCTCTCTCGCTCAGTCCGAATTGGAACGATGGAGTCTAAAAAGTTCAGAGTGATGACCCGCAACCGTGGAACATTCCCAACCGTACACTACCGAGAAAAACAATGAGATTCCGATCTAAAGCCAACCAAAACGTCATCGTGGAGTTCATCTCTGAAGCCCAACTCCGCATCGGTGAGACCAAGCGGTTATGCGTCGTCTACGAACGGGAAGGTTACTTCTACGTTCGACCGAAAGCTGAGTTCTACGACAAGTTTTCACTGGACGAAGGACCGAAGCCGAGTTAGCAGTAAGAAGTCAGCGCGAGCCGTAGGAAGCGAGCGAGGACAAACCATACCACAAGCCATGTTCAACCAATTTATCCCCATCCTTTCCGTGTACGTCGCGTTGCTTGTGCGCGAGTTCCTACCACGGACTGGATGGGGTTTCTGTTTGATACATGATCGTAGAAACTGACTTCTTGGACCACTGGAAGACGAGACTTTTAATCCGTCTTCTTAACACCGAAACAGCACCAATTCACGTTCTAAGGCTTTGGTCACATTGCCAGACGCGAAAGACCAGCCGATTCCCAGACTGGAATGCTGAGATTTTATCCGCCGTCTGCAAGTGGAACGGTGACTCCAGCACCTTCTGGAACGCCATGCTCCAGACATATTGCAAGGTAGAAGACGGATGTCTGGTTGCTCACCAATGGCACGAGGTTAATGCAAGCCTCATTGCTTCTTGGTCAAACGGCGGGAAAGGGGGGAGGCCAAAGAAACCCAGAGATAACCCACGGGTTAACCCAGAAGACGATCAGGTTATCCCACGGGTAACCCACGGGGTAACCGATAGAGAAGAGAAGATGGATAAGATAGAAAAGACAGAAAAGACGAAGGCTCCGAGGTCGCCATGGGAGGTTGCTTTCGGTCTTGAGATGCCAGACTCGCTGAAGAATGAGGACTGCCATCAGGCAGCCCTCCTTTGGCTCCAGTACAAGTCCGAGATGCGTCAGGGATACAAGAAGACGGGACTTAGCGCATCGCTGACCAAATGGGCTAATGAGTTCTCAGCACAAGAGTTTCCGGTGATTGTTCAGCACTCAATCGCTTCTGGGTGGAAAGGTCTCTTCAGGCCCAAGAGCCAGCTTGAGCTTCAAACACAACCGCAGCGCAAAAAGGAAATCGACTGGAGGGACAGCCTGTGAGCAACCCTTACTTTGCTGAAGAAGACGAGTTTGGTCTGATTGGGGCTTGTCTGACTGGAACTCTGGACACTTGCGCTGATGCGCTTGCAGAAGTGCGAGTCGATTGGATCGAAACCCAATCGCTGAAAGACACTTACGATGTCATCAAGTCGATGACACAACAGAATCGCGCTCCCAGCCTTCCCGAGCTTGGGAAGGAATGGAAGAAGCTGAACGGCAACCAGCCCATCCCTTTCGAGGACTGGAACCGCGCAATGGAAGTCTGCCCATCACCGGCAAACCTTCCCTACTACGTCAAAGGCATTTCAGAAGCCGCTCACCGTCGCCAGCTACGGCTCGCAGGAGATCGCCTTATACGCGAGTCCGCTGTCCTGACACTCCCGACAGATCAAATCGTCTCTAATGCCGAAGCAGGACTCAGCATTGAGGTCTCTAAGGAGACGCTCTCAACCTCAAAACAGGTCGCGGGGTCGTTCATCGACGCGATGCAGGAGCGGTTCAGTCGAAAAGGTGCGCTCTCAGGAGTGACTACCGGCTTCCATTGGCTCGACGACAAGACCGATGGTCTCCAGCATGGCGAGCTTGCGATAATTGCGGCTCGTCCATCTATAGGCAAGACGGCGATCGCAATCGCCATCGCAGAAGCCGCAGCGGTCAAATCCAAGATCCCGACGCTCTTCATCTCGCTTGAGATGTCGAAGGAGGCTATCTTCAGACGATCCGTCGCTTCACTCGGTGGAGTCCCGATGCATAACCTTAAGAGCGGAAACCTTTCAGAAGGCGATATGCGCTCCATGACTCAAGCTTCTGGAAAGCTCGCATCCAGTCCGCTCTGGTTCTTGGATGGCTCAAGCTCTCAAAGCATCGCCAGCATCACCGCCAACATCCGTAGAGCGGTTCGTAAGCACAAAGTGCGTCTCGTCATTATCGACTATCTCCAGAAGGTCAAAGCAGCGGAGAAGTCAGAGAAGCGCACCTATGAGGTCGCAGAGGTCAGTGGAAAGCTCAAAGACATTGCAGTCCAGACCGGAGTGGCCCTTCTTTCATTGGCTCAGTTGAACCGCGAGAACGAGAAAGACAAAGGCAGACAACCTCGGCTGACTGATCTAGCAGACTCCGGTCAGATCGAACGAGACGCTGATCTAGTGATGCTCCTAGACCGAGACCGCAAAGAAGCCAAAGGCGAAGCTTCAATCGTCATCGCAAAGCAAAGAGACGGTGAGTGCGGCATCGTAAAGCTCTGGTACGATGGGCAATTCTGCCGATTCTCTGAACCTCCGATTGATACCTAAAACCCAACGATGGGTTGACACCATAAACCAAGTCTGTAAACTGACCCGCGACGGTACAAATCCCCCACAAACACCATGCACATTGGCAAGATTGACGTTACGAAGATCGACAAATCGTTTCTGTTCAAAGGCAAGTCTGGAACTTATCTCGACGTTGCGCTTATCCCAAACAAGTCTGGCCGCGATCAATACGGCAATGATGGAATGATCGTTCAATCAGTGAGCAAACAAGCCAGACAAGAAGGAAAGAAAGGACCTATTCTCGGTAATTATGTTGATATGGACCAACGACACAACGAGCCAAAACAAAAGACAGTTAGTGCTAGAGATCCTATTGGTCCCGAAGATGACATTCCCTTTTGATATACAATAACCATTTAATACCATGACTAACACTGAGACGTTCTGGGAAGACCCAGAAACCGACACTCCACGCTGCGATCAAGAACTTCGACGTATTGAGAAACAATACCCCGAGTCGCTGGTGTTCTTGGCAATGCACTTTGCTCGCAAGCTAGAGCGCGAGACCAATGTCCAGCGTCGTCGTATCTATGAGCTAGAAGAAGAACTGGAACGTCTCACTGGCTGCTAACATGGCTTCAAAGCATTATCTCTGTCGTAAGGTGCAAGATGGAGAGATCACTAAGGCTGACATCTTGGAGACTCAAGCTCGCATCACGCTGCTCAATCAAGCCCCAAAGATCGTGACCGATGCGGTCGCTAAAGGTTGGATCTCGTACCCTGCAAACGCTTATGTCCAGCGCGATGAAGAAGACCTCACCGAGTGGCTCAAGAAATACGACTGCGAGCTTGCCTACCAACGACGTCAGGAAGGCATGACGTATCGCGCCATCGCAAAGCTCATGAAGGTTGGAATTGCTCGCATCACTCAAATCTTACACAGAGGAGAGGAAATTGTGCTACAACGTAAGCTCAAAGAGCTAGACATAAAGCCAATTGATCTACCAAGCAAAGCGACTGTGCGTAAGCATACGACAGTAACCAAGAGGACAAATCGTGCAAAATCCTAGTGTTTTCGCGTGTTTTTGTGTCAGTAAGTGTAGTGATAATGCAATACCTAATCGCATCGCGTATTGCAATTGCGTTAGGAGGCTCCCGCCTATGTCTAATACGCAGGTGATCGCGCGGG